AGGCGAACTGAATAGAGCCATTGACCGACAGATGCCGTGTCGGTGACGAAGTACCAATACCGACGTAACCCGCGCTGTCGATGGTAATGGCAGTACTGGTAGCATTGTCGTCAATGCCGGTTGAGGTGAACGTCGTAAACGTACCCGCAGCCGCGCTGGACCCGCCAATCACCGTGCCGTCGATTGTGCCGCCGTTGATGTCAGCGGTAGTAACAGCCCCAAGGTCGGTGATTGTCTGGCTCGCAAAAGTGCTTGTGCCAGCAGCGGTAATACCTCCGTCCTTAACGAGAAGAGAGTCAATCGTGACGCCGGAAGCGGCGGTCGTCTCGCTGATGGTATTCGTGGTGATTGCGTCGCCAGACGATACAACGATGTTCGTACCACCAGTCGTATTGCCGTTGGCAAGAATCTCAGCAAGCGTATCGACCGTGCCAACTTGGCTGTCAACATAAGCCTTAATCGACTGCTGCGTGGCCAAAGCGGTCGCGCTGTCTGAGGACATGTTGTCTTCGTCGAGAATTGCAGTAACCGAAACCGAGCCCAGACGAAGGCTATCAAAATAAGCGTTATTGAAGACGTTAGCCGCAACCGCGCCTGTACCGGCGCCATTGAAATACACAACAGCCGTCGTTCCGGCGGGTACCTCATAGTCATTAGAAGCGTTATACGTCCCTTGGAACAGCAGAATCGACCGGCTGCCCGAGAGGGCGTTACGAACGTAAATAATTTTTTCGGAGTCATTCGGGGTGAGCTGTACATAAGCCGTCGACCCGAGATCGCCGCCGTCAGCAAAGATGACCATACGGTTCCGGCCGTTAGACGCAGAACCGTCGCTAATCGGAAGCGCATTGGGGGACCCCGAGCTCCCCGCGGAGGCCAAGGTAACCGTTACTTGGCCGTCAAGGGCGGTATCGACCAGCTCCAGATTGACGTTGGTTGTCCCGCCCCATGTGCCGGACTGCTCGCCCGTGGCAATGAGGGTAATACCGTTATTGAGAGTATATGTGCTAGGCATATTTTAACCCTATGCTGCTATCCGTTCCCACGAGGGGTTTTGATCCGGCTCGATTTCACTAAATGTCGGACTTTGAGCCGGGCTTATCTGACTATACCCCGGGCTTTGCGCCGGTCCAGCGGCGACGTAACCCGGAGACTGGCTCGGGTTTACACCACTATACCCCGGATTTTGACTGGGGACAATATTAGACCAAACTAGAACAGTCCCCGCGTATCCAGTCGCAGAAACACCAGTGGGGTATACCTTCGCGTCAGAGATCGTACTGACGACACCGACCGCGCTCGTCGCCCCCACCCCGGAAACATCTATGAGTGCTCCGGCATCGACAGTAACCGTTCCGACATTGGCCGTTGCGGAGATACCGGATGGGTAAACATCCGCATCGGCCGTTACGGTTACGGAGCCGACGTTTCCAGAGGCCTCCAAGCCTGTCACTGGAGCATTGGCGTCAGCGGCGACAGAGACCGTACCGGCGCCCCCGGTGGCTTCAACACCCGTGACAGACACATTTGCCGTGCCTGCGACCGTAACGGTACCTACCGCGCTAGTCGCCTCAACGCCAGATACAGGCGCGTTCGCCGCCGCGAAAACGGTGACGGTACCTACCGCGCCGGTCGCCTCTATACCTGTTACAGGTGTATTGGCGGCGGCATTTACAGTAACTGTACCGACGTTCCCCGTGGACCCGGGAAGCGCAATGTCTCCACCCCATGTACCGTCACCCCATCCAACGGTGGAAGAGTTCCAACCCTGGAAAGCGACGACCGCGTCTGTCATTTACGCAATCCGGATGATTGCGTTCGTAGCGTCTGCTGCGGGGAAGATTACGGTGAAATCGCCAGCGGTAGACGTCTTGTCGCTGCCAAAGTCAAGGACAACAACAGACGGGTTGGTCAGTGCGATAGACGTCGTATTCGGCGTCGAATTGTAGATCAATGCGCCCCGCGCAGTGATAGTCGCAGTAGACCAAGTCTCGTCAGCAAAATCGGTAAAGGCGGTAGTGCCGCTGCTGGTCGGGTCAACATTAGTCAGATCCTCACCACCCGCAGAGTAACCGGTGCCGCTAGTCTCGTTGGTGGCGCTGTATGCCGTCGTGGACGCAGCAAGCGTCGCAGACGACGTATACAAAGCCATCTTCATGGTATCTGCACCATTCGCGAAGTCGTGCGCCCCGAACAAGAGTTCTTTCTTGAACGAGGTGCACATGTAGTTTCCACTAAACGCCATGTCATAACCTCCTAATTAAATCCGCCAGTTCGGGGTGCCCAGCGTCATTCAGGGCATTGAACACAGTAGTCCGGTCGCTCCGGATCGCTTCCCGCATATAAAACTCCAATACTTTAACAAGTTTTTTGCGGAAAGCATATGCCTGATCGCGTATCACGGGGTCCGCCCCGTCAGACACAGAAAGGACTTTGTCGGCGCATCTCTGCGCTACTTCTTCCGGAGTAAAACCCCGATTGTTCGTAGTCCGGACCTCAATGCCGAGGTCGGCAGAAATAGACATATCAAGGGCTGTCACGTTCATTGCTGCGGCCTGATAACCATGCCAGTGCGATACTGGTCAGTTACTTCTTTGGCTTCTCCGAACATCTTGAGCGCCGAGATGGCTTCGACAAAACGTTTTTCATACTGAGCCATGACATCCGACTCCCCCTTCATATAAATGTAAGCCTCGATAAGACTGCCATAAAGGAGGGTGAGTTCGGCATTTTCACTGAGCCATGTCGTTCCGCTACCAGAACCGGCGGTGAGGCTGGCTGGGCGGTAGAAATAGTGCAGTTCGGTCGTGTAGGCGCTGTCCGGCGTCGGCCCGAGGATGAAAAAATCTATGTCAAAAACGGCGTAGTACCGTGGATTCCCCGTGGTTGTGGCGTCTGGGTTAAAAGACTGCACGAAATCAACGTCCTTGAAATCAAGAAAGACGTGGTCACTGCTTGAATCCACGAAAGACAATGAAAACGGCGCTAGGAAATCAGAGGGCGCCGCGAGGTATTTATTTGAGGCAGTAAGAGTGCCGCTTACATTCTTCCGGAAAAGACTAAGCTGAACGTTTTTTAGGATGCGTTCTTCCGCAAGCCGAATGAACACGGGGAGATTATTGACAAAAGACGTCTCCGTGTTTTCCGTATAATCTTGAATCGCGCTCTTTAGCTGGTCATAAGTAAAGCTCATGGCGTGCTCACCGTTACCTGCCCGACCTGCCCGAAACCGGAACAAGGCCGCAAATTAGGGCCCTCGACCAACGGAACACCGACAAATACGTCCATGGACTCAACAATGTCCGGGCGGGCGTTTCTCAACGCTTCAGGATCGGAAACCTTGCGGAAGGGGCCTAACTGCGGGTGCTTCGGCTCGTATTGGTCTGGCCCGACTAGCAGGCCGTTCCACTCTTTCTTCATAACGCGGTACGGGTACCGAAGGCCGGACCGGTCGCATATCGCCCACGATTTTTTGCCGGAAGCAAATTTCGCCATCATCGGCCTCCGTAATAATCGTATTTAGGCGCCACGTTGAACGATGCCCTATCCCGATCTTCTTCGGCCGCCCGCTGGAACTCTTCTTCGTACACGGTTTTGAGGAGCTGAACACGGTTAGGAGCCCTTTTGAGGGAGAGGTAGTAGGCCAGACCTGCCGCTAGGCACGGATAAAACCTAAACGGCATATCCATGGTGTTTACATAAGTATCGGCGTCGTCCATACGTGTCAGCGCCTCGTAATACACAACATCAGTGTTGTTATCCGGAACCGGCCACAGTTTCAGATTTGGCGTTATCTGCCTATCAAGAAAGAACTGATTCGGCCGACCCTGCGTGGTCTTATTCGGGATAGTCAGGTAGTCCGAACGGCTCAGACGGTCCAAGGAATAATCCGTGCCGTCCCGCCGGACGATTACCGACAAGACATCAATTACGTCTGCCGACAGGTCGTATTCACCGTCCCCGGTAACCATGGTTACCGAGCGCTGTTTAATGGTCCACTGGTTGAGTCCACGGTTAGCCCAGTCCGCAAGCAGCAAATTCAATGAACGCTTTGCGGTCTTGAGATCGTATCCCGTCCGGACTTCAAGCCCGCACCGCTCAAACGCCTCTTCGATGTACTCCGAGACGTCCAGCTCAAAATCTTTGCTACTGGACGTGGCCATCTATCACTCCTTGACGAGCTTGTAGCCTTTATCTTTGGCCATGCGACGGATGTCGGCAACGCTAACGCCGCCTTTTTTCATCATTTCTGGTTTTTTAACCATGCCGCCGCCACGCATTTTCTTAACCATGCCGCCACCGCGCATTTTACGAGGTTTCATAGCCATATTAGACCCCTTTCAACATGTTATATAAAGTTTGCCGCCTAAGATAGATGTCTTCGGCATTGTAACTCTTTTCATAGCTATCATAGTAGCCTTTTTTACGCAACTTGTCCGCAGATTCTTGCAGTTTGGACAGCCTCTGGACGAAAATCATTGAGTAACGGACCTCCGAGAGGGAATCGAAGTTGACGTCTTCCACAAAATCGCTGGGATCGTCGTCCGGGTGAAACCCCATAAGCCATATATCGCGGTCTATGAAGAAACCGTCTGATATGGCGCCGTTTAATCCGTCTAAGTA